GCTGAATGCAAAAGACTCCCGCAAAGCAGCTGTAGCCTTCTGGATGGTGTATTTTTCATCCATGACAACATCCCACAAAGTCTTTATGACATCCTCATCGGTAACGCCCTGGATAAGTTCAGCCTGGCGTAAAGATCGTTCCTGCAGCGCCCGGAGCAGTTTCTCATCCTTGTCATTAAATTCAATATCCGTGGTTAACTCCGCTAGCGTGATTTCACCGGTTTTTGTGCTTATACGTTTCAACCAATCGAGTAGTTTATCTACCCAGCTTTCCTTGCGGTCTTTCGATTTCAAAATATACTTTTTGACCCAATCGATGAATGCTTTAATCGGTTCGTTGATATCTGCTCGAGAGTACATTTCAACCAACAATCTTGTTGGCATTTCCGGTGCGTTTTTTAAATTTTCAACAATGATATCCATTTCTTCTTGCAAAAAGCCATGGAAATCATCTGTTGCTTTGCTCGTTTCCTTTGCAATGTCACTTGCCCATTGTGCTTCCACACCCTTGACATATTCATCTTCAGTAGCCCGCGTTAAAGGTACTTTTTTTTTAAGTAATCGGGCAGCTCGGGAATCGTTTGTTTCCTCATCTCCTTCGGTTTCAGAAGGTGCAGACAACCGAGATAACGGCTCATTGACAGCCTTGTGTCCTACCGCCTCCATGGCTGCTTCATCGTTATTAATCCAGCCCTGGGCAACCTGGGCAATAAGTGTATTGGTTTCGGTGGCGGCCGCTGTAGCCTCTGCCTGCCTATCGGTTGTTCGAATCTTGTTAAACGTCAGCCGTGCGGTACTCTGCCGTCCCTGCACCTGCAAAGCAACGTTATATGCACGCTCCATTATGCGTTTGACGCCGCGTTGGATGCTTTCTATGCCGGCAACATAAATTTGCCACTGGATGGATCCGTGTGTTTCTGTGGTTCCCTCATTTCGTCCAAGCAAGATCGGCAGCTGCTTGAGTGATGTGACCACTTGTTGATTAATTACATTAATCAGTGCCGTAGCATCCATGCTCTTACCTTGCGTGCCCCCGGCCATGTCCACCTTCACGCTATCCGTGTGAAAGAAATTGTCATCTGGTTTTAGTTGCTTAAAAGCTTTCTCAATGTCCCCGATATATTTTGAAACAAAAGATCGGACCGCATCCTCACCCTGGGCGGCAACCTGAGGCGGGATGTTTTTCAGAATTGATTCTTCCATGACGGAAATATCAAACCGGGCATGCCCCTGATGGTGGGCGACTGCCTTCAAATCTTTCAGCACTTCCACCTGGAAGAAAACGATCTGCAGCACCGGCAAAATAGGGCTCCTACCGTATGGATCCCCAATGTCCGGATCAAAAGGTTGATAGAATACCTGATTCGGATTCATCACCCGGTATGTTCCGTCCAGCTGCTTCTGCACCAATTCGATTTCTCCTGTGTCTTTATTCTTTCTAAAGTCCAGCGTGGCCGGATCCACAGCGTGAAAGTCCACCACATCATTCAGCTGCTCATTCAGTTCTACTTCCAATGCGATGGCGCCTTGTGTGTAGCCGGTCAGGTTCAAGACATTAATCAACTGGTCAGCTCCGCCGCCGTACAGCCTTCCTACCCTTGCAGATAGGCTATTTAAATAGTCAAGCCCCTGTTTATCCGGGCTTCCTGTTGGTTTAAGACATTCGAGCTCATGGCCCTGGTTTGAGAGCCGCAGGAAGTTCCAGATCGCCATGGAAGCGTCCGGGTTGATGTCTCGAATGATTTTTAATGAGTCCATGACATTCTTTGACCGCAGATGTTCGCGGCGGATTATGCCGTCATACCACTGGAACTGTCGCTCCCATTTATCCAGTGTTTCACGGCCGCCGGTTAGTTGGTTATTAATTGCAGCTCTTACTGTGCTTAAATATTTTTTTGCATTTCTCTTATTCTGCCAGGCTCGGAAACTATCAAGAATACTGATTGTTCTCACCCCCCCTTATATGCCACCAAAGATCGGCGGCATTATTCTCGTAAACTCTTTCGGCTTATTCATTTGATTGATGGCCTGCGTCATAGCGTCCACGTCATCATCATGGGCGCCATTTGGGAAAGCTGTTGCTTCCTCAATCAGATCATTAACCCATGGCCGCCATGCCGGATGCGGTAGGTAGACGTTTCCCGCCTCCACCAATGGAGAAACGGCGTTCGCCCTGGCTTCCTTCCCGCCCTCGGGTTCGACTGGAATAATACCCACAATCTCATTTTGAAGCGACTGAATGACAGCTGAGCCATTTGCCTTGTCCTCAATGTATTTTGCATTGATCTGCGGCCACTTGGATGACGTGCGCTTTATTGCTCTGATCGTGTTTGGGAAATCAAGGCGGTCATGCTCACGGTCCAGCAAATAGAAGTTTGCTTTTTCTCGTGCCCAAACATGGCCGGCAACGAAGTCGCTTTTGTCAGTGGCTTTAAACGTACAATCCCATGATTGACAGTTATCATCAAAGTGCGTTGGCAAGACTGCCACATCATCACCTAAATTCAATTTGTTCCTTGTTTGAATATCAGGAACATAAAACTTCCACCAATGGCGTTTAAAGATGCCTCCGCCAGCTGGAGAAGGTCGTTGCTGATAAAGAGCGGCCCATGTTCTGGAACCTACTTCTGTTTTCTTATCCTCTGCCCATTGTTCATCAAAACCCAATTCGGGACAAAGAGCCTCGCCGATCTCGCGGCCAAGCAAATCATCCTCATCCTCCGCGATAGCCGGCAGACGCAGACGTTCCCAATTCCGGGGACTCCTGGCTAAAAGCCGGCCGATTAAATCATCCTCATGCCAACGGGTCATAATAACGATAACGGAGGCACCATCATGCAGACGAGTTGATAAAGTTGCTTCCCATTCATCCCAGATATTCTCACGAATTGTTTCAGACTGTGCTTCCTTCATATTCTTGATTGGGTCATCAATAATCATTAGATCGGCACCTTGCCCGGTAATGGATCCACCAATACCAGTGGAGATCATCCCGCCACTATGACATTCAACTCCCCAATCTTTAGTCGCAGCATTGGATTCAGATACTTTAAGACCAAATAATTCAGGAGCAAATTCGTAAAACTTATTACGATTCACACGCCCAAATTTAGTTGCCAATCCATCTGAATAAGCAACAGTAATCACACGCTTGTCAGGATTTTTGCCAATAAAAAAAGACGGGAACGTTTCAGTCACCGTCATTGACTTACCATGTCGAGGCGGCATTTCGATCATGATAAAGTGCTGTTCACCATCGGCTATAGGTTGTAGGTACTCACATATTAGTTCTGTATGTCTGAAATGAGTGTAATGTCCATGATGAACATACTCTACATAGTCCCGATACGATCGCCTAGCAAGTTCTTGTTTTGAGAGTTTGGAGATGAGTTGACGTTGCTCATTCGTCAAGTTCAGCAAGTTTCCTCAACTCCTCAATAGAGAGGCCAGACAAATCAATCTTGTTTGCTACCTTACCAGAATGCTCAACATCCCGTTTATCACGCCATTTATCAGGACGTCGATTCTTAAGCCAAAATATTGCTGCAGTAGTATCTGGTGGTTGATACTTTTTAACTTTTTTTGTAATTAGCATCGTTCCGTTTATCAGCTCTTTAGTTACTTCCTCATACTCATACCCTAGCGCTCGTTTAAGCAGTGAATTTTCAACCTGGCGATCAACAACCTCTTTTCCTCTTTTTAAGGCGTCAGAAATGTCAGGATATTTCTTTTTCCAATCATAGAGTGTTTGTCTTTTGATGCCCATATTATGTGCAATCTGTTCATCTGTCAGCCCATCTCTTGCCCATCCTTCTAGGAGTGTTAAATTCTCTTGAGTTAGCCATTCCTGATACTTCCCTTTAGCCATCTTACATCACTCCTCCACCTCCGACATTTGTGTTTGTTTTGCAAAAGAAAAAGCACCGCATGGGTGCTTGGAGTTCAGGATAATAATTCTTGAATTTCTTTGATTGCGTTAAAATATTTATATTTCCACTGATCGTTTGAATCATTACTTGTAAATAGATATTCAACTCCATCTCTAAACCTTATCTTAAGTTCGGCATCTCTTCTTCTAAAATCAGTAACTTTTGTTTCAATTAAATCGATATCGATTAACTTCCGAATCTCAATACAAAACGTCGTTTCTTCGTCATATGAACATTTTATTAAATTGTCACTTGTAAAAAAGAATAACTCTAGATTTTTATCTTCTTGCCAAAGATACTTTGGATAAAAGAAGTGATCATTTTCAATTACTTTTTTTAAAAGTCCACTTTCTTGTAAATCTTCGATGATACCTTCTATTTTTCCGTAATGTGGTGATGAATAACTCTTTTGATAAACAAATTTTCGAAATTTTTCAAAGGTGATAAAATCCATTCTCGATCCCCTCCCGCCTACTCATTTCGACAGAAGGAGATAAAATCCTGCATTAATAATCGTCTTTTCACTAATACAGACTTCGTACGTCATACCGTACGTCATGAAATTCTTTCTTTTACTTTTTTTCTTGCTCTTTCAATGTATTGCTGGACAGTACGCTTTTTAATTCCCAATTCATCAGCAATTTCAGCCATGCTTAACCCTTGTGCAGCATATAAAATATAGCATTGTCTTTCTCTCAATGAAAAAGAAGAAAAAATGTTTAATAGGATTCTCTTTTGTGAATCAGATAAATATAATGGCTTTTCATTCGGCTCTAATTGTTCTGAGATATCAGGAATTAAATCCATGTTTTCAAGGTATTTGATTTGATATGCTTTTCTCTTATCAATCCCACGACGTAAACCTGGTTGTCTCCCAGTTTCAAGCCATTCAATTACAAAATCCATATCATCAGCCATGCTGTTAATTATCTTAATATCCTCCTTAATAGCCGGGTCTTTCTGATTTAGACTGTTTTTTAGTTTATTTAATTGTTTTTTACCTTCTCGATATTCAAGCAACAGATCGTCAGCCCAAATTCCCATGAAAATACCCCCCTATCGTTGTCTTAAAGCTCCGCCTTTTCCTCGCCGATATACAGGCATATTTACATTCATAAGGTCTTCTATCTCACGTATTGTAAAATGCTCTGATTTGCCCTTTCTCGCCTTCATACGGCGGTCTTTTTTCGATGATTTAGTCATGCTCTCAACTCCTTTTCCGCAAACAAAAAAGGACACCAAACAACGCTTATGCATCATTTAGTGTCCGTCGGTTCTTCCGTAAGGACTTATTTATTTAATTGTTTCTACGGAATGCGAACTAAGCAAAA